TTGATTGTAAAGCATGAATTTTTAAATATGCAAGTTCTCGCGCTTCAATATCTTCCGGCGCAGAGTTAACTATATTCAGCAATTCAGATTGCTTTAATGCTTCCATTTCTTCTAAGAAGAATTCATCGGAGAGCAGATTCTTGGCAAGTTCAAACTTTTCCATTTTGGATACTCGATATGAAGTCTGACATTGATACTTGCGGGATATTGGCGAATTGGTTGCCTTGCAGTCCAGCCCATTGAGTGCCGCCTAACAGATTGTCAGTGGTAAACAGTGAGTTAAGGTCTAGCGGTGATTGCCATGTCTTTGTGTACTCGGGTCGTGCCCATCCGGATATATCAGATGGAACATATGGGTTACCCGTTATGGTTGTATCTGTAGTCCCGCTAGATGTTGCATCTGTTACTACCTTTGCCGCTTGATCTGCCAAGGCAAGTGTTACAGCAAGTTTTATCATTCCTTCAACTTGTGCTTTTGTCAAAGGTGTATCAGTCGATTCATCTGTTTTTGTAGATGTATCAATTGTGCTTGTTGACAGTGGCAAAGTCGTATTGATGAACGAATTGGGGTCTCCGAGAATCACATCTCCCGTTCTTGTGAGACCTTCTTCGCTCAATACGCCACCATCAACTTTAACGGTGAGTCCTTGCCCACCGCCCATCGTGTCTAAATTAGGGCTTGTTGGCAGCTTTAAGCCCTCACCACCCGTTAAGACATTCAATGTGTAATCTACGGGTTCTGTGCCCGTTACCAATGTGTCCGGCATTGTGGCTTTGATGCCCTCAGTCGTGCCGCCAAGCGTATAGCCACCCGTCAGCGTGTTTAGTGCTGTGTCTATTTGATCTGCCGTTAGAGTGCCCGTTTGTAGGCTTGTGTCTAAGTTTTCAAGCACGATGTTTTTCACCACATCGTCAACAGTCACTGACTTTGCTGCTGGAGCCAATGAGTAATCAATCGGTGTGTCACCGACTATGGTCGTAGGTAATGTGGCTTTGATGCCTTCTACCGTTCCTGCCGGAAGCGTAGTTATGTCTGAAAGCGTTGCATTAACTAGATTCGGATTTGTCTCCGGAAATGCCGCTATTACATCTGCGCTTGTCGGTGGAGTAGTTACATTCAAATAGTCGGGAGTGGATAGATTCTCAAGATAATCAGTCGCTTGTGCTTGTGAGACTGTATCCGCTGCGGTTGATATGCCCGTTTGAATAAGTGCCGCCTTTGCCGCTGTCTCGGGGTCGTTACCTGCAACAATGTTTGCCGCTGTGCTTGTAACAAAGTTCTTCACCGTGCCGGGGTCAGCCACCAAATAATCGCCAACTTTTGCGCCAACATAACCCGCCGCCCCACCCACTATAGCACCCTTTAAAGCCTCCTCTGCCGACTTTCCTTGAGCAACTTGTATGGCAGCGTTTGCCAAGCCCGAGCCAATTGCTGTAGCAGTGCCTACAGTAGTGCCAACAGGAAGCAGTCCTGCCGCCAACAGTTGTCCACCAATAGCAGAGCCAATCCCCGGCAGCATTGCGCCGAGTGCCAATGTTGTAATCATTGGGCCAAGATTTCCCTCTCTGCTTCTTTTTTGGCCTTGTTCAATCTTTGATATGTTTTCTTGCCATAAATTACTTATGTCACTTATTGGCACATTGTTTTGTTGCAAGTATTTAACTTGATTTATTGCCAAGTCGGAATTGCCAACGACCATCGACTCAAGCAGATTTGACTTTACAAATTCAACGGGATTTGATGATGCACCACTAAGCGCATCATCCATAATTTTCCTGCCATCGCCCATTTTTACAGACTTTTCAGAGTCATCACTTAGATATGAGCCTTCTTGCAGAATGTTATAACCTTTCCTAAATTCTGCTTCTAGTCCGGGGATAGCAAATAGTTCGCTTGACTTCCCTGCGTATGTAGGAAATACGATTTGCAGAAATCTTTGTTCTTGTTGATTCAATGCCATATCAGTTCCCCAATGATGTTTGCATGATTAGCCGGGTATCTCAATGTTTGAGGTAATCCCTGCACCGACTTTCATTGCTTTCAATTGGGCCTCTGCTTCAAACTCTTGCTTTCTGAATAACATCTCGGCTTGGAACTTGTCCCGCTGTAACTGCAAATCAGCCGCAGCTTTTTCCCTTGCCAACTGAATATCAGCTTGTGCCTTCATCTGCATATTCTGAATATCCGCTTGAGCCTTTGCCATTGCCGCTTGTGCTTCCGGAGTCATCTGAGGGGCTTGCTGTTGCGGAGGTGCGCTCAATTGCTGATCGAGTTCCGGAGGAATGGCTTTATAGAACTCAGCGCTGTCTTTGAACCCTGCCGCTTCCACCATTCTCCCGAGCGTGTTGCGATACTGACCAATGCTCACCAATGGGTTGGATGGCCCCATCTGTCCCAACACTTGTTCTTGTTTCTGCAAGACCATTTGTAGCATCGCCATTTGCTCTTGACGGTTGCCAGCACCAAGACCAACATTTATGTCCACATCGTATTGATTAGTCCACTCTCGCGGGTCAAAGGCCACATAGTTGCCTCTCATCCGCACAATGCGGGGCTTGTCTTGATACTTACAGAGCAGATGCAGAATCCCTTTAAACAGAGACTTAACACCCGTCTCCGCAAAGATTCGTGCGATCAGTTCGACCTTACCGGCGCCAGCAGCTTGCATAGATGCCACAGCCGCAGCAGTCACATTCTGCAAGATAGCGGGGTCTAGCCCTTGTGAAGCGTCTGTTACTCCGGTGCGCTTTTGGGCCACAGAGTCGAGATATTGCAACATCGGGAATGCTTGTCCCGCAACCGGAGGCACATTCAATGGCTGCACTGCACCTTGAGACTTAATCCGCACCACTCCACCCGCAGTAGCTGTGAGCAAGTCATCTAAGTTAACCTGCCCGTCTACAGCAGTCACCCGAGCATTGTTTGTCAGATAGAGGTTGTCCAAAATCTGACGGGTGATAGTGGTCTTTTGAAGCTGAATGTCTGTAGTCCGGTCAGCCAATGATTGACCAAAGAACTTGTGAGGTATTGGAATCGGACAGATCGAGTGGAATGGCACATAGTCGCATTCTTCGTCTGACAGTATTTCGTTGCCAGCATAGAACACTTGGCGCAGTTCAGCGATACCGTCCCCGTCCATGTCTGCCCGTAGGTAGCACTCAAACACTTCCACACTCTGCATTGAGTCATCCATGCTTGTGGAGTCATCCGGTTGCTCACCATTGGAGAACCTAACGAGTCGCTCCGGTGTGTAGGTCAGTGAGTCGCTAGAAGGAATACCGTCAACAATGTCAGCATCAAATCCCATTGCGATCAAGTCGCTACGGGTCATCAGCTTACGGTGTGCAACGAATGGCGAACCCTCAATCCTTCGCGCCTTCTTAGAGATTAGGAATTCTTCCGGTGGGACATTCTCAACCACCACACGCCCCGTCTTTTGTTTCTTTGAGACGGTCACAGCATGAATCTTGACCTTCACCGGCCCCATTGGGGTCATCTGATCGAATTCTTGTGTGTCTTGTTCAACGATCTCCATCGTGCCATCGCTCATCAGCATGGCGAGTTCATCCTCAGTTAGATCACGATACTTTTCTTTGATGACATCTTCTTTATCTTCCCAATAGGCTTTGACCACCCCAACCTTTTGGAGAAGTGCATCCTTGAACCAATCGTGAAGAATAATCACGCCTTCGTTATCACGATTGAATACCCAATTCACATACTCGGTGGCTTGCTTTGCTCCGGCTTCATCGTTTGGGCCACGGGGTTCAAACCTCACCACCTCATCGCTTGCCGAGAAGATTCGCACCAATGACGGTAAAGAACCGTCTACGGCCTCTGCAACCTCTCCCGTGACAATCTGAGACTTGCCCTCTACCTCATTGCCGTATGGTTGACGCAAATAGGCTTGCAGTGCTTCCCTACGCTGTTCAGTGGTTTCGGTCTCCAAATAGCCGAGACTGTTGGAAATCTCCGCATCGATGATTGATTTGAGTTTGTTTTCGTCCATCACACAATCCATTTCACATTTTGAGTGGGCATCTTTGACCAGCCTGTCGTTTCGTTTAGACCGATTGCCAAGTAGCGAAAAGCATCAGAAGCATGGCTACTCCAATCATGAAGTGGTCGCTCGTAAAAGATTTTCCGCTTTTCATCGTAATCCCTTCGGTAGTTTCTGAGTGCGTCTAGTCCTTGTTTGACCTTTGGCACATTGAACCAGCATCGCGGGAGAAGCCTTCGTACCGCTTGGATGCCATCATCAACCCCCATGCGCGGGGCTACACGAATGTTTAATCCAGCATCGGTTAAAACCTCTAGTCGGCTTTTCCCCGTCCCGAGTTCCCGCACTTGTACATCATGTGGGAGGATTTGCTCGGCTTTGTCCCATCCATTATGCCTTAACC